TAGAAGAAACAAGCAAGCATGTTTCTTCTAGGACGACGGACCAGAGAGGCAAGAACGCCAGGCTGCCCAGGGACGGCAGGGACAGTTTTAGAAAGAACAGACAAGCAAGCGTCTGTTCTTGGTCGACGGACAAAGGACTCAAGCACAAAAAAGGGCTACCCGAAGATAGCCCTTTCACACTAACAAGGAGGCGTTTAGTGTTTGGTTGATATGTTTGCTTCGTTTGCTTCTGCTTCGTCCAAAGCCTCTAGCGCATACTTGTCAGCATGTCTAACTGCCTCCCTTATTATGTTCATCGCTTCTTCTCTTTCTTTAGCGTCGTCTGCTAAAGTACAAAGAATAAACCCGCACATGTGCTTGACTAAGTGTTCGATCAACATCTGAGCATCGGTTGACTCGCCTGTTGTATCCCCTCTTTTTTTGGTGAGGTTTAACATAGTATCGCCCAACGCTTCCATAGATTTTCTCGTGATTTTAAACACTTCTTCATATTCTTTTTCGTAATCGTCCATTACGTTCTCCTTGTTATTGGTTAAGTTGTAGGTTGGGGTTGTAGTGTGTTTTCATTGCCCCAATTAATCGCGCCCTATCTACTAGACACACATAGCACGCTAAGCCATTTTATTATTATACGAAATATCCTATAAAAGTCAACACTTATTTTGACCCTTCCTTCCATCGCAGCCTGGACGGCAGGCTGCTGGCGGCTTTTAGATAGAAAAAACAAGCAAGCAGTTTTTTCTAGGGCGACCCTCAGAGCTACCAAGCGGCTTGGACAATGCTTGGTAGCTCTTCGGTAATGGTTTAGGATGCCAGCCTTCCTTTTGATAACGGAGCGATTTCACCAACTCCCTAGGCATCATTATGCCTCTAAACCACTAATCTATCGTCGCTAAAATGCAGATGATTGCCATGATAAAAGCCAAACCAATGACAACCACAAGAACTTGATCGGCTAACATATCCTTTCCCCCTCTTCATCACACTCCCACTCATCATTAAAGTCTTGATAAGCTAAATCTAATGCGCCTTCAATATCCCAAATATCGTGTCCATCGCTGTAAAAAGGATCATCTTCACCTTCTCGATACACCGCATAAGAATATTTGCCTTGTATGTGTGAACCATCGTGGCTCATAAAATGTTCGTGCCATTCTTCGTCCGTTTGTGGCATTGGCACTTCGGGTTCTTCTTCATAGACTTTGATGATTATGTTTGGTCGCTTGGTTGCGCTTCTGTTGTATTTTTCTGTTTTAACAAGTATTGGAAACTTTCTTTTTTCACTCATATTCTTTCCCCTTCTTCATCAAACAACCCATCGGCTTCTATCAACCCACGCTCTGCCTGTTTTAAAATCCATGCAGACCAGTCTTTCTCTATTTCTTTTATATCTTCTTCACTAACAACTAAACTGCCTAAATCCTGTGTGTAATATTTTTCTTCTGTTTCTAACATATACTGAACCCTCCGCAGTTCTCAACAAAGTGTTGAAACTCTTTGACGTTTGACACTTCAAAAGGATAGCTTTTGCCAGAGTTCTCAACCTTTCCAGAGCCTTTGCAGACGTGGCAAGTATCTTTGCCTTCTGAATAGTGCGCACCTTTCCCATCACCTCCGCAACAAAAACAGACTTGTTTCGGCAACGCTTCAATGGCTCGATCATAAAGAACTTTGTAGCTTTCTACGCCACCGTTGTCTAACTCGATCTTCAAAGCATTGGCAATATATTTGCAAGTCTCCGCATCGATCTCATGCCCACTATTGCTGTGTCCAAGATCATAGTCCTCTTCACTAAGAACTTCAGAACAAAGCTCATAAACATAATCCCAAAGTGGTCGCCACCACCAAACATTGTTTCTAAAGTATTGACCGCTTTTAGCTTGACCATCGAAATAGTCTTGCCATGCTTTTTCTTTCCACGCTTCTGGCATATTCTCGTCAGGTTGTGGTGGTGCTTCGGTTGTTGGATTTAATCCGTAAACGTCCATTCCCATATCGTTCTCCTTATTATTGTTAAGTTGTGGTAGTTTTGATATAGCAGACTACCAAACTGCTTCTTTGCTATTATATTTATAGTCCAACTTAGCTTCTGGACTTCTATTATTATACAAAATATCTTATAGAGGTACAAATCTTTTTTCACCAACAGCTACATTATTTGCACCCATCGCTACGTTTCCTGCACCAGACGGCTGCCGATCGCTTGTCAGAACAGACAAGCAAGCACCCATCGCTGCGTCCTGCGCCGGGGCAAGCTCACTCGCCTCGTCAGAACAGACAAGCAAGCACCAACTGCTGTGTTGCACGCACCTGCCGTCACGCCCTGGCGCAGCCAGCTCTTTTGTCAGAACAGACAAGCAAGCACGGAAGAACGCCAGCTCACACGCCTCGTCAAAACAGACAAGCAAGCACGGAAGAACGCCCTGGGCCCAAGGACGGCTGGTTGTTTCTTAGAAATGACAAGCAAGCAGTTATCCACAGGTTATTCACAGTCTGTGGTTAGTTATCCACAGGTTACGGCAGAATAAAGAAGCGGCTGATTGGATTTCTAAGGGCTTTGGTCCATGATTCTTCGAGCTCGGCCCAAGAACCTTGGTCCCCGGTCCATATAGGCTCTGTTTTTAGCCCATGGACGACCAACGACTCGACCTGGGACGCATGATAAAGGTGCATCGTAAATTTTCTGGGGGTAGAAGGGCGGAGGGCCTGTGCCAGGATAAAAGCGGGCGCATTTGCTCTCTCTTCGTGATATGCGATCTGGTGTGGCGATAGCGAAACTTTATTACTTTGGGTTACTTTAAGTTCAGCAGTAAAGTACACGCCAGCTGGGGACACCCCCAATACATCAGGAATACCTAGGTTAACCCATGACTCAATGCGTATCAGCCGAAACGACTTCAAATTCGTTTTGACTTTTTTCCAAAATAAAGATTCTTTTTTAGCCACAGTAAGTTGAGTGTATCAAAATAAACAAAAAAGAACTTGATATATAAGATAGGTTTGATAGACTTGAGTAGTGTAGAGAAATAATTTTCTACACGGATAAACGACGGGTAGTGTCATCTTCGGTTGGCACTACTTGTAAAAACAAACTTAACTAAGGGAGTTAATTATGAATAAAGTAAAACACTTAAACGGCGAAATGTTAGCCAGAGCCTGCGCTTTTGCAGCTAAACCAAAAGACTCACGTTTTTATTTAAGAAGTGTGTTTGTTGAACGCAGAGAAGAGGGAGGTGTTTACATTGTAGCCACCAATGGCCATGTTCTTTGTTGTTACACAGATCCTTTTGCAATACCTCATTTAGATTTTGAGAGTGTGATACTCGACATCTACCAAGAAAACTCATCAAGAATACACTCTTTTTTTGGTGATCTTAAAAAGAAACCAAGAAGAGTAGATATGGACGATGAAGGTTGGTCTGGTGCTGTTTCTATTACAGACGACGACGCGCTCAATTCAAGATTGGTTACTGTTATTGACGGAATGTATCCCGACTGGCAACAGATATTTAAGCAAGAAGTTGAGCATCAAGAAAATGTTAGCTTTGATCCAAAATACTTGGCTTTATTAAAAGATTTTGTATTAAAAGGATCAAACGATTCAGTCACGCTTCTTCGATCTAGTGCAGAGAAAGTTAATATCTTTCAAACACCGAACGGAATTGTTGGAGTTATGCCAAGAAAAACACAGGACCTAGACGACAACGAACTTTTGAGTTCAGAAGCTGCGATTCTTGAGGAGGTGGTGTGATGAAGAGATTTAAAGTAAAAAGTAGCTACACCTATAAAGTAGAAAAAGTGGTTGAGGCTAAGAATGAACAGGAAGCATTAAATATTGCCTGTGATTCTGAGCCTATGGTTGAGTGGGATTCCCAAGATCAAGACACTTATTCTGAGGCAGTTGAATCTGTAAAGGAGGTGTCCAATGGCTGAGTATTACAAACAAGGCACTCGCAAAGAAGTTGTTTATTCTACAGACGATGAAAGCAAAGGTGCTGTTATGTTGGGTTGGGGCAGAGGTAAAGTGCTGTTTGAAAAAGACCCAACAACAAATAAGATAACTTGGATTGATCCTAGCGAAGATGCCAGGGTCAGCCAAATTCTTATCAGCAGAGCAAAAGTAATATATAAAAAGGCGCAGAACTGATGTTGCGGTTACTTGGTTTAATACTTATCGTTCTTGGTTTGGTGTGGTTAGATTTATCTACTTTGCCAATCAAGAAGGATTTGTATTTTCTATATTTACTAGGAACATTTAACAATCTTTTTTCACTTAACTACACCACGGCCGTTGCACAATCTTTTTTGTGTGTTTCAATCGTAGGCTATGGTTTTTATCTAACGGGAAAATAACATGAAAACAAATATTTCAATAAAGCTATCGGACGACCAACGTTTGAACCTAGCTCAAAAATACAACAACACTACAAACAAAAAACTTTTGACCAGGAAAGAATTAAACGACATTGTTTTAAACTTTGTTGAGGAGTTGTTTGAGTCTAACGGAAGTGTGCGGAACACAACCAAGAGAATTATAGAAAACGGTGAGTGGACCAAAATTCATTTTTATGAAGGCAAAAGAATGTCTAAAGAAGATTATGATAAAATGCCAGATGGTCCCAGAAAATTTTACGGGTTTGATTAATGAAGGTTAGAGACAAAGAACATCAATTTTTAGGGTTAAAAGAACTTAACCAGCTGGTTATGGAATATCCTAATGACGCTGCTTTGGGTAAATACATCAGAGAGATGTATTGGAAACAAAAAGAAATACACGAAAATTGTGGCACACCTGAGTGTTGTGGCACTTGCAACGAACCTAATTGGATAGACGCAACACCAACATGAAACTAATAACTAAAATCCTAGACCCTATTTTTAATTTGTTTGATTGGATTAAACAAAAAGTCAATAGAATTAAAAACGGGCCTATACAAACCATACCAAAGAAAAAATGACAAAAATATGGCGAAAAAACGAATGGGAAGAAATGACTGAGGACCTTCAAAAAGATCCTAAGTTTTATCATTTTGTTCAGCAAATGTACGACAGCAATTGTCGAGAAAGAAGAGAACACGGACAAAAAGAATTTCGGAACGAGTTCGACTATTACAGGGAATATCCCGAATGGTTAAAAGAAAAATTTTACGGCGAATCTTAAAATGACTGACATGGTAAACAAGCCTCCTCATTACAATCAAGGAGGGGTAGAGTGTATTATAGCTATCGAATCGAGTATGACACCAGAAGGGTTTCGAGCTTATTTAAAAGGAAATGTTATCAAATATTTATGGCGTTACGAGCATAAAAATGGTATAGAAGATTTAAAGAAGGCTCAATGGTACTTAGCAAGGTTGAGACTTCTCATAGAAAAACAAGGTGAAAATGATGCAGGATTACCGACTGATAAAGAAACCTGATGAATACTTGTTAATTAGTTCTAATGGACAAAAAGTTAGGCTTTGTACTCAAATTGAGAAAGAGGCACACAAGCTGGCAAAAAGAGCCATAAGACTATTAAACAGGACTAATCAGAACCTTCAGTAAACACAGCCTCTTCTGCTTCCAGGAGAGGTTTGTAATCTGACAACAGGTCCTTAATTCTTTTCTTGATTTCAGTTTCAGATAAAGAATCCAAAGAACCTGTACGGATCTCCTTACGCTCAACATAAAGTCCCGCAGCTCGTCCTCTTTGCACTTCAGCTGACACAGCAGCAGTCAAATTACCTTTTTCTAAGGCCTGGTCTCGAATATCTGCTAGTTTTCTAACATGCCTACCAAATGTAACTTCATACTTCCGATCTACTTCAGCTTGAAGTTCTCTTATGTATCTGACTACAACAGGGTATTTTTGTGGGTTTAGAAGTTCAGATGCTCTGACATGGGCGCTTTCTTTGCTGTACCCAGCTGCAATGGCGCACTCGGTTTGTGTTTTAGATCCGTCGTTATAAACAAACTCTTTTGCAAACTTAATTTGTTTGTGAGTTAAATGTTTGTCGTTTCGACCTTTTAAGTTTCCTGATGTTCCTTTTGGCATACTCATCTCCTTTAAATGCGGTTCGCACTACTTTTTGGATTCTACCTGACTTCATAAACTTATGTATTTGTTTAAACTGCATCGGCTAATTATAACCATTAAAGTAAAAATAAGTAAAGATATTTCACCGCACCCACCGCACCTCCACCGCACCTCAGTCAGGTTAGGTGAAAACCCCTATAAACAAAGGCTTTCATCCAAAACGCACCTCCGCACCTCACTTTTTGAAAAAAATTTCTGATTAGTTTTTTGTAAAAAGCTAGAAATAGAAGTTCAGGTTAGGTTGTAGTTGTCTATATAGGAAAACAAGACCCCTTGATTTTAAAGGGTTTCAGGCGTACCATACATCGATTTTCACCTAACTTTTAGTGAACTTCTGCGTTTTTTTGAGGTGCGGTGGATAAATCAACACAAAACCCCTAGAAATTAAACTTTTATGCCTATAAATTGGAGCGCACCTCATGGAAATAGCAAGAAAACTCTGGAAAATGACCAAAAGTCCCTGGTCCTTCGTCCCTAAAAAACTCAACGAACGTCAAATTGTACAATTCCTACTCGACGTATTTTTATCCACAATTATACTTGTATGTATGGGACTAGTTTTATATACTTAGTCCATGAACATATTTTATTTCGACGAGGACCCATGGCGCGCAGCTGAAATGCAACCCGACAAAATGTTGGTAAAAATGCCGTTAGAAACCGCCCAAATGTTGTGCACTGCGCATCGCATATTGGACGGCGACGAATACGCAGACGAAGTAGGATTATATCAAAAAGCATACATGAACCACCCTTGCACGATCTGGGCCAGAGAAACATCTGGCAACTACGGTTGGCTACTCAAACACTTTCTTGCGCTGTCTTTGGAATATTATTATCGATACAACAAAGATCACGCCAGTTATGAAAAACTTGCTTGGTCTTTAAGCAGTTTGCCAAAAAACATAGTCGTTGGGCCTATGACACCTGTTGCACTTGCTATGCCAGATGCATATAAATGCGAGGACCCAATCGAATCTTATAGAAACTATTGCATAGCAGAAAAGACTTATGCAAAATGGGAAAAAGGTCGAGACAGACCGCCGTGGTGGACAACCACAAAAACATGTAACTAAGCACTATAAGTTCTACGGGTAAGAGGTGATTCCAGCTCGTAGGTTAAGAAAAGTTTACCAAAATGTTGTGTTTAGTTACTTCTC